CTAGCAAATCAGCAGTTCAAGGTGTCCGTGAGATGTCCGGTGGTGGCAAGTACGGCGAACGTAAGGCACTAGAAGAAGCACAGAGTGGTGCTCCTATGGCTGGCAATCCAGTTATGGGTGTAGCCCCTGCTATGCCTACCTCAGCACCTGTCGGTGGACCAGTAACTGGCTTGTTTGACCCAAGCGAACGACCTAATGAACCAGTTACATCTGGTTTACCTGTAGGTCCAGGAAGAACTCCTGCAGCCGAAATGGCTGGCAACTATGACATGATTATGAAATACATGCCAGCACTAGAACTTATGTCATCTCAAGAAGATGCACCAGAATCATTTAGAGCATTAGTAAACTACGTAAAGGTTACGGCAGAACAAGCATGAATTTACAAGAAAACGTAGCGGCATTCGTTAATGTTTTTGGTGTAGAGAATTCTGAAGTAGCATTCCCATTTGGATTAGTTGATTGGGAGTCTTCAGATGACCGCAACAAATTCATTACCCAAATATTAGAACTTAACAATGGAGAAAGAATTGGTGACCTATAATGGCTACCAATAAGAATATCCTTGATAGTGTTTTACAGGCACCTGGTAGCCTAGCCAATCGCGCCCTTCAAGGCGTAGCAAATACTGCTCGTGATGAAGAAGGCAAAACTGGAGATGTTTCTAGAAGTATTGTAAACTTTCTTTCTGATGAGGAAAACGTAAGTGCTATTGAAAAACTTGATAAGCCTTACCGAGTTGGCGTTGCTCGCCCAATGTCCACTTTTCTTCAGACCGTTAAAGATATTGGTCAAGATGGTCTTAATCCACGTGAGACATGGAACCGAGCATGGGAACGCTCTAAGAATGGCGTTACAATTGGACAGGCTTCGGTTGGTTTAGTTTCACGGTACATTCCTGGTAAGCAGGGTGCAGACAAAGTTAACTGGTCTGATAAGAAAAGTGTAACTGACTACTTCCAAAAAGACAACACTGCTGCTGAGCGTATCTCTGGTGCCGTTGATGGCACCATGAACTTTTTCTTTGACCCACTTGTGCTTGGTGGTAAGGTTGCAAAACTTACACGTCTTGCTGCTATGGGTGTACGTGGCACACAGATAAAAGGTCCACTAAAGTTTGGTCGAGATAATCTTGCTACACTTGTTGATGAAGCGGACGCTGCTAAAGCAGGAAAAGAAAACTCTGTTTCTATTGTTGCTGATTCAATCGAGAAGAGCATTGGAAACTATCTCGCCCTAGAGTCAGTTCCAATTATTGCTAACTCACAGAACCCAACTGCAGTTGCTCGTGCTATGAACGAGGCTTATGCTGTTGGCGGTAGAGATGAAATCTTTGAAGTATTAAAAGCAGGACTTGGTGACGAGAAAGCAATTTCTAGAATCCAGGCTCAGGATTCAATCCTAAGTGAAACTCTTAATACAATCAGAGGTGACATTACTGCCATTAATAATCAGATTGATGGTATTCCCTCAAAGAGTCCAATTGGTAACGTACCTAAACTTACCCCAAAGCAATTAAAAAATCTTGAAGAAAGTAAAGAAAAATTAATTGCTGAAAGAGAAGCAGCACAAAAAGAACTTGATGCAGGTCGCACTATCGTCTCAGTAGAAGGCGAAGGTGGTGTTGTAGGTAAACTTGGTGGGGAACTTGCATGGAGTCGCAGTAAGTTTATTGAATATCAACGCGCTAAAGCAGTTGAAATTAATAGTCGTGGATGGTTTACCGACTATGACGCTAGCGTTGATTCACTAGGTGCTGCTGCTTTACACAAGTTTGACCCCGAGGCTATGTCCGGAACCTCTTACCGCGCGCTTCGTACCGTAGGTTACTTTGGTCGCAACTACAAAGCACGTGAAGTTCCAGCAGGTTCTGTAACTATTGCTGGTGAAGTTGGTGACTTTGCTAACAAGGAATTTCGTGCTCGTATTATTTCTGCAGCACAAGATGCAGGCTTTAGTGCAAAGCAACAACAGGATTACTACAATGCTTTTTCTTCACTAAAAACAGACACTGCTCGCTTTCAGGAACTTGAAAGATTTGAAGAAGAGGCATTAACTGCTATCCTTGTTCGTGCTGTTGACACAACTGGCATGACAAAAGAACAACTTAAAGTATTAAACGAAACATTTCTTTACATTGCTAGAGACATTGGTAAAAGTAAAAAAGCAAAACTAAAAGAAATCGCTAATGAACAAAACTATGTCAACCTTGACCCACGAAGTGGGGAAGCATACATTGTAAAAGACGTTAGAGATTCAGTTAGTCGCATTGCTGAAAGAATCGCTCAGGTTGCTGGTAGACCAGTTGAACCTAAAGACATCACTGCAGCCAAAGACATTCTTTCTGGAACCCCATTAACAAGAACTCAGGTTCCTAACGTACACTATGGTGTAGACTTCAAAAGAATAGCAGAAATACTTGGAGATGAAAAGACTCTAGTTTCTACTATTGCCACACAAATTAAAGATGACCCAAAAATAACCTCTGCTCAGATACAAGAGATTATTGAAAGGTCAAAAATTCCTGGAGTTGCTGAAGATAGCGGAATAATTAGGTCTGTCAGGGAAACAGGTGGAGAGTTCTGGCACGAAAAAATTAAAAGTGGATACGAAGGTTTACAAAACTATGTTTGGAAACCAGCCGTTCTACTGTCTTTGCGCTATACTTCACGTAACGTGCTTGAAGGTTGGGCACGTATGCTGGCAAGTTTTGCAGACATGGGCACTCATCAAGGATATTCCTTAAGAACTTTACTATCTGGATTTGATATTCCAGAAATGATTGACTCTAAACTTCAAAATGTCTACAATACCGTAGAACAGCGCAGAGCATACAAGGGTTTGGCTGGAACCGGTGGTGCTAGGGCTCAATTAGCCAATGCACGTGCAGAAAGACTAGAAAACGAAGTAGAGATTGGTCGAAACTTTGGTGCACTACCAGAGGATAGCCCAAGAACTGTTGTAGAAAAGATAAATAATAGGTACAAGGAAGAAGCAGAGTACTTCTTAAACACTGCCCAAGATGTTTTGTCTTCATCTATAGAAATGTCTCGTCAACAGTTTGTTGCTATTGGAAAATATAAGGGTAATCCTGAAGCCACAATAGCGGCACGTAAGATTTCTAAACTAGGTCAGAATATCTTCAATGTTCCTGCCTCAAAGAATGTATCTAATCCATTCCTTGTTGCTATGCGAGATGGAGATTATGGCAAAGCGTATGCTATTGCTATTGATAGTGACCCAGAAATAATCTTTAATACCCTAGAGCAGATAACAAAACGTGCAGACTCTGCAATGGTACAAATTGAGAAACTTGCTGCAACAACTGCATTCAGTCGTAGTCCTAGACTTAGGATGCAAATAGAGGCTGTTCAAGAAACCTTAGAACTTATTAAGCAGAACTCAGATGTCACTAAAATGGCATTTGATAGCGATAACAGAATACGTATCATGAAAGACTACAATAATGCACTTGAAGTATCTTCTGCTAAGCCAGAAAAGGTTCGTGCCTTCTCACAGAACCGCGTAAAGATTTCCAAGAATGCTACTATCGATGCATCTATGGCAAAGACTATGCGCTACGAAACTGTTAGTGCTGCAAACAGCACATCAAAAGCAGTACTTAACGCACGTAGAAATGCTTTAACTAGCCTAACTTCTGCTGGAAAGAAACAAACAACAGCAAGACCAACCGATGACTTCTGGACATCTGCACACGCAGACCATATAAATAACATTCTATACGGTGATGATGCTGGTAAGTTTATCATTGACATGTCTGTTCAGACTAGAAGCATGAATAATCGTCATGTGGCAGCGGAAGTTGCTAGAATGAAAAAGTCTCGTAAGTCAAAAGAAGAGATAGAAGATTATTTAGCATCAACTTATTCTGATGGTGAAATAGAAGCAAGTCTTTTAGACTGGATTAAGGGTACAGATTCAAGCACCTGGAGAAGTGAAAAGTATCTTGACTTAATAGAGTATCGCAAAAAGGGTCTTGATGACGCACAGTGGTCAGACATAACTAAAGGTATCTTTGAAGAAGTCAATCGTTACCTTCCAACTACCGGACCTTCAGGTGAGGATTTATCCTTCCTTCGTCAGGCACTTGTTGACGGTAAGTTTGATGACACATTTTCAGCACGTATTCCTATGGGTTATAGAGACCCAGTTTATGCAAATGCAGAAATAACAAGAGATAGAAGTCTAAAGAATCTGTACAAGAATGCAGTTGGAAACTTGTTCCATATGCTTGCTACGATGCCTGAAGATTTCTTGGTCCGTCACCCATTCTACAATGCCGTTTACAAGGCCGAGGGCGAACGCTTAGCAAAGCAATTTGCAAAGCAGGGTGTTGATGTCAGTACACGTGCAAAAGAGATTCAGAACGCTGCTCACGCTGCTGCACTAAAGGCAGTCAATGACCGTCTATACACGGTAGAACGCTTTACTAACGTAGGTCAACTAAGCCGATTCATTGAACCATTCTACATGGCTAAGCAGAATACTACCAAGTTCTGGGTGCCAACAGTTGTTCGTAACCCTGAAATTGCAGTTCGCTTTGTGCAGGCATTTACACTTCCGTACAAACTTGGAACAGTTTATGACCGTGAGGATAACTACAAGGTAGTTAATCAGATTGGTCATCCTTGGAATGCCAAGGGTAAAGTAATGATGTTCGAGTATCCACAATGGATGCAGGACAAGTTCTTTGATGGAAACTCTGATGCTCTTGCACAGGTTTCACTATCTGGTTTTGATGTAGTATTCCAAGGACAGCCTATCGGTGTACCACAAATTGGTAGCCCAATAGGTAACGCATTCCTTGGACCTATCATGCGTGGCATGGTTGGTAAGCCATATGACCCTGCTAAGTTCCTAGAGAAGCATGGTATTGCAGACCTAGATACTGTCATTAAATACATCCAACCTTACTACGAAGCAACATCAGGAGAGAGTGTAGTACAGCAAACAGTTGGCGCATTTGGTTCCGGTTCTGCTGCACTAGAATCTTTGATAGTTGCAATTGGTGGTCAGGCTGGTATGTTTGCAAACACTGCTGGTGGACAAAAGTTCCACAACAGATTAGTAGCAATTGAAGCAGATAAACTTGCTAAACTTTCTGAACAGAATGTTCCTGTAACTGGTGCAGTACTTGAACGGATTCGTGAAGAGTCACTTGCACTTACAACCAAGTCTTTCTATGCTGAAGCATTTACCAATGGTTTGCCACTTGTGTCAACCACTAGGTACAAGACTTACTATGAAGTGACTGGTGAACCTAAACTACGTGCACTACGTGCAGAGTTTGGTTACGACCTAGGTACAGCAAAATACACAGAAGAGATTGATTCTCAGCAGGCTCAGTACATAGCAAACTTAATTACTAACACTACTACTGATAACCGCTTTGGATTTAATTCATCTGAGGCTACCCTTGAAGGTATCTACGCAAACGAACAGTTACTTAATCGTGCTGACAAAATAGTTGCAGATACAAGTCTTATTGGTGCTTTGTTCAACCAAGGTGACTTTGTTGAAGACCGCTCTGATATTGCATCAGATGTTTTGTTTAACATTAGAGTTAATGGCGAACCTATTAAGTTTAAGTTAGATAATCCTGACAAGTACGCAGAAGATGCCCAGATACGTGCTGGCAATAAAGACTTCTATGCTGGCATTGAAATCATTGAACAGCATGCCAAAGACAATGGATTCAAAAAGGGCACTAAGGCTTACAATGAATTCTACGGTCAATGGAAGAAAAACTGGACCGCAACTACAGAAGAAAAGTATCCTATGTGGGCTGTTAGAGATAAAAACATCCGACAAGACCGTGTAGAAAAGAACTTGTTTGCTGCACAGTTTGTTTTATCTGACCCACAGTACATGTCTACAGTTGGTGAAAAGAACCCTATGGCTCTTGCTACCGCAGAGTACTTGCGTGGTCGTGCTAAGTTACAGGAAGAACTTGCACGCGCAATAGCAATAAGTGGTAACACCACAATTGATGCACAAAGCAACTCTTACGTTGCAGACTTGCGTGATAACTATGTTGCTGCACTAGATAAGAAGTATCCTGGATTCCAAAGAGTTCATGAAATCTACTTTAACAATGATAAACTATTAGACATACAAAAGTATCAAATTGGTTATGGCTTTGGAGGAACTGAGTAATGGTTGAAACACCAAACCAAAGAGAAGACCGTGGCACAACAACCACTTCATCTGGAGAAATAAATCCATTTGGTGACATGCCAGTTGGTGTGGTTCCTGCTGCAACAACTGGTGCTGGTCGCAAAACAACTGTATCTAGAACTCTTTCTGCAAAACTCAACAAGGCTGCAGCGGATGCCATTATCGAAAAAGAACTACTTGATGCTCTAGGCTTTATGCCTAACGCAAAGATTAAGTCTGAGTTCTTAAAGGGAGTTAATGCATTCCTAAAGGCTTACGGTTCTAGTTCTTCAACTAGGTCCGGTGCTGGTGGTAGCACAAGTTCCAGTATTCAAGGTGCAGATGTAGATGTTTATGTTAAGCAGTTTGTTGCAGAGGTAGTCAAAGACTCGCTCAAGGCTAATCCAAACATTAAGTTTGGTGGAAGAGTTGGAGATACTGTAGCAGTCTTAAACAAGTACTCTGCTGACATGGGTATCTTTAAGACTCCTTCAGAGATTGCAAGAAACGCAATCGATGTTGCTGCCGGTACTGCTCGTCAAGAAGACTTACTAACAAAGTACCGCAAGGATGCTCAGGCATTGTACGCTAACTTTGCTCCACGTCTAGCAGAAGATGCTAGCCTTACTGTACGTGACTTGGCTAATCCATATATCCAAATGATGGCTGATACATTTGAAGATGTCTCAGATAACATTAAGTTAACTGATGACACTATTCAAAAAGCAATCAATGACTCAAAGGGAATCATGAACCTAGGTGAATTCAGAAAGATGTTACGTAACGATTCACGTTACGGTAAGACATCTGCTGCAAAAAGAGAAGCAGCCGAACTAGGTACCTCTATGATTCGTTCGATGGGATTTTAAGTTATGGCTCCTCGTGGCGGTCCTGGTGCAAAGACCCAAAGTAAAGATGCACCAAAACCTATTGCTCCTCGTAATCCACTGACAACGGATGACAAAAAGAAAAAGAAAAAGAAGCCCCCTACAACACCACCTCCAGGTGTTAATACTGGTCTAGCAGTTGATGAAGCACTTGCAGAAGACCCAACTCAAACTCCAGAGCAAATTGCACGACGCATTGCTGCCGAAGAAAAAGCAGCAGAGCAAGCAGACTTTCTTGCTGATGCTAGTGCAGTATTCAGAAGCACACTAAAGACCGTGTTTCCTGGTGCAGAAAATGATGGATGGATTAACCAGTTATTTGAAGCAGCAAAGCCACGTCTAACTGTTGGCTTTGATACCAATGACATCCTTGACTTAATGATTCAAAATGGCGAAACACCACCACAGTTTAACGAAAGATTCAAGGGCATCTTTGAACTTGACAGACGACGTGATGCTGGTGAAGCAGTTTACGTTCCAAAGATTGCAGAATACGAAACAGGAAGAGAAGCATACTCTCGCCTGATGAGTCGTATGGGTATGTCTAGTCTTGGAACAATAGAGAACTACGGAACCCTTGTTGGTAATGACGTATCTCTTGATGAAGTTACTGACCGAATTGCTAATGCATACAGTAGAGTTAGTAGCCTTGATGACCAGGTACTTGCTGGTCTTAAGGAACAGTTCCCTAGCCTAAAGCAAGAAGATTTAATTCAAGCAGTGCTAACCAAAGAAACACCTGGACAACTTGAGAACCGTATCATACGTTCCGAGATTGGTGTTGAGGCTAGACAAGCAGGAGTTGTATCAGTTCTTGGTGCTCAAGCATTGCAAGAGAGAGGTGTCACACGTGCTACTGCACGTCAAGGATTCCAAGCACTTGCTGAATACCAACGTAACGCAGGTACTGGTATCGCAGAAACACAGCGTATGTTTGGTGATACTACATCTGCTACTGACTTGCAAACAGAACTTGAAAGCGAAGCACTACTTGGTCAGACATCTAAGACACGTAAGCGTCTTGAGTCACAGGCTCGTGCACAGTTTGGTGGACAGTCTGGTATTACCTCTGGTTCGCTAGGTCGCAAGAAGCAAGTATAATAAACTCTCGTTGGATTGACCGCCCCCAACGAGTATTAGAGCGGTAGTACACACCAACCTACATACCCCTGTGTAGGAGTGAGAGTGTACGTTCAAACAACAATGTAAGGGAGATGGTTGCGATGAGCAACACAAATCAGGAATGGCTAGACGACGATGAGTTAGATTTCGATGACTACTCAGATGAACCACAACGTGGTTCTGATGATGTGTTAAAGAAAGTCCGACGTGCAGAACGTGCGAAGGATAAGCAACTCAAAGAGTTACAAGCGGAATTGGATAGTTTGCGCAAGTTCCAACGCGAGACAACGGTTAGTCAAGTCCTATCGGAGAAAGGCATTAATCCAAAGATTGCCAAATTTATTCCAGGTGATGTTCAATCACCTGAATCCATCAGTGAATGGTTAAAGGATAATGGCGAAGTCTTTGGGTTTACAGTGGAAGAACCTCGTACTGCTTTAGCGTCAGAAGACATTGCTGCACTACGACAAATGGAATCTGTAGCATCTAATGCTTACACTCCAGATGATGTTAACGATATGTTTAGCATCCTCAACAACGCACAGTCGCAGGAAGAATTGTTAAATATTCTTTATGCTAACGGTGCAGAATAATTCGCAAATCAATCTAACCCCTAAGGAATAATCATGGCTGTAACAGGCTTATCGGGTGGTTCCGCCAATACCAATGGTGGTCTTGGTGGTGGACAGTATTCGTCCGCCAACAACGTCGGAACATTCACCCCATCCAACGGTGCAGGTCTAGTTCAGAAGGCATACGACCGCCTTATTGAATTTGAACTTCGCTCCACCCCATTGCTACGTTCAGTAGCAGACAAGAAGCCAGCACGTCAGGCAATGCCAGGTTCATCTGTAGCACTACAGATTTACAACGACATGGCAGTTGCTAAGAGCGTTCTGTCTGAAGAAGTTGACCCAGCAGCAATTGCTTTGTCAACTCCAGATATCGTAACCGTAACCCTAAACGAATACGGTAA